CAGAAACTCCGGGGGACCGAAAGTTCTACTGCCTTTGGATTCAATGAACCAAAAGGATCGGGAAATCCTTTTCTTATTTATAATTACTATAAACCTTACGTTTTATTTAAGCTTATACTTTTTCATGATCCTTTTAAGATTAGACTTCAATGTTACTTTTACAGCAGGTCTCATAAACGGAGTTCCTACCATATTCTCTGTACCGAATTCTTGATGCACTCCATAATCAACTCCATCTGTGACTCTCATTTTTAGAGCCGGTGTATCTGGTTCAACATGAATCGAAGCTCTCAAACGGCCTGTTAAATAAGGAGCAAATCTTTTCGCGTGCCTTTCAATGGCAACCATAATTTCATACAAAGCTTTCTTCAATCTACTAATCAAGCTTCTTTCCGTTGTAATTGGATCGAAATCAATTTTCATGTCAAAGTTTAATCTAACCATTGCTAATCTCCCGCAAAATTAATTTTCTGTAAACTTCCACATCCATGCCACCATACTTGCCAACAATCTTTTCAACCATATACTCTGAAAGATCGTTTCGAATAATTGTGTCACCTGTTTTGATTTCTGCAAAACCAACATCGTCATTGATTCTGTAACTTTTTTTACAATATGCTTTCATGTGGCCGGATACTTGAATTCCAACTGCAAGAATGTCACGGTCTTTCTCAGTAATTGGTTGAATGATTAAAGGAATTGTTTTAACCCAGCTCGTGCTTGAAGAAACTCTGCCAAATTCATCTTCAACCTGAGTTGATCTCCCCCATTCTGCTTGTTCTGAAAAAGGAACATCCGACAAGATTGTTTCAAAGTCGGACTGCATATCGCTTAAAAATTCTTTTAATTCACTGGCAACGCTTTCATCAAATGACAAAGCATCAACAAAAGTAACAAATTTCTTTTTTGAAAGTATTTCTGCAAGAGTTAATTCATCATCAACTGACGTAGTAATTGCTCTTGTTATTATTTCAGAAAAAGCAAGCGGATCACTTATGTTTTTTCCAATGACTTTATCCAAAGCTCCTGCAATGGCCAAAGTATCCTGAACTTGTCTGCCTTGAGTATGTTCCTGGCTTTCAACCATTGAAATAGCTTCCTCAAAAAGTGTCTTGAATGCTTTGTAAACTTCTTCTGATACTGCTAAAGCTTCAGTTAAAGTCATGGCAGTTTCTAAATTCAAAACATCTACTAAAGAAACCACTTCTGAAAACGCTTTTGGAATTGAGTTTGTTCTGGTTTCATTCAAAGAAATTGACTCCGACATCACCCGTCCTCTTAACATAGATACTGCTTCCACAATTGCAAGAGACTCAACTGTTAAATTTTTTGCAGTTTCTTTTGCTAAAATACCCGATATTGCATTACCAACTTTTCCGGCTTGTCTAATTGGAATAACAGTTGTTCCTGTAACTGTTCCATCGTTTGCATTTCCTGAAGTATCAAAAGCTGTTGGACAAGTTTTTCCTTCATTGAATTGCCACCAACCTGCAAGGTCAGCCATTCGGCCAGCATTTGTTCCGCTACCATCATTGTAAAGTTCTTTAATTTCTGCAAGCGTTAAAATAGTATCATAAACTCTAACATCGTCAAGTGCTCCGGACCATGATCCAGTTCCAGCATCATCTTTACAACCGATTACATTTGTTGAAGCTCTTGTGACTGAAACACCATTTGTATTTTGTTCTACTCCATTGTAATAAAGCCTAACCGTAGTGCCATTATAAGTCATGGCATAATGATTCCAACCTGTGTTAGAGTCAGAAAGCATATAAGCAGTAGCTGCACCATTTCCAAAATCCCCACCATTTTCAGGATTACACTGAAACCATGCTTCATCAATTTCGTTTGAGTGGTAGCCAATGTAAACTCCATTGTCTGCATTCTCATAAAAATTCATTGCAGCTGCATTGTTTGTACCACTGACTTCTTCTCCAAAATCATCAGCACGCATCCAGTAAGCTATTGAAAAATTTGCAAAATTAGCAATCGGTTGATTTACTGTAACTCTTGCATCTTTGCCATTTTGAAACCGCATTCCATATCCTTCTAAAAGAAGTAAAGAAGTTTTCCTTGTCAAAGTTTCTGCAACGGCCACAGCATCAGATGGAGTTTCAGTATAATCAGTCATCAGGTTTCACATCCTTTGAAAAAGTTTCAATTTTTGATTCTTCTCCAATGTGTTCAACTTTAATTCTTCCAGCAGAAGCAATTTTGTACATGATTTTATTTAACTCGTAAAGATCAACATACTTTGCATGGCCACAAATTGCGCGGGTATCAACAAATAAATCATATCCTAAAGCCCGTGCTTTTTCTGAAAAATAATAATCTTCAGATAAAACAGCAAGTCCTTTTCGAGTGTATTTGAATTTAAACCAAGGCGGCTTCATCTTTTCAAGTACTTCTCTGTGAATTAAAAGGCATCCTGTTCCAACTCCATCAACATTCACAAGCGATCCTGAATCATTACCGAGATCTTCAACTGTCAAAGTCCGGAATAAAACCTCTTTTCTTTCAGCAACTCTTTTCATGATTAAAGGCGTAGGCACACCTTTCTGCATTACAACAGTGAGTGCGCTTACAATCTTTTTTCCATGCCCAATCATTTTATCCAAATCAAATTTTGGAATCATGTCATCGTCAAGAAAAAGAAGCCACTCATGTTTTGTTGAAAGAAAAGTTTTCACTATTTCATTTCTATTAGCGTCCACCGGCTGCTTGTGCCTGATCATTAAAGCAGGCTTGGTGCCTTTCGGCTCTTCTAAAATGCCATAAAGCCAATTTGTAAGCCTCACGTCCGTCACGCTTCTGTTTGTAGGAATTGCTATCATTGTCATACCATCATCTCCTGACACGGATTATTTAATCAATGTCAATTTTATAGGTTATTTCCAAAGTGTCTCCACTTGCAACATTAACCGCTGAAAATGTTTGAGCCGCAATCATATCGCCTGTGGCTGCATGATTGAAAACACCTGTTTCCGTAATCGCTTTTGATTCTGTAAACGAAAACGTATTCACAAACTTCGAAGTGTCCCCGGTTGTATCCGTGGTATCTGTTGAAGTTGTTGCAGTGTCTCGCGAATATTCATCGTTCAGCTCAGTACTTGTTGCAGCAAAAGCTGTTGTACCTGTTCCAACCGCGATGTTTGAAAACGCTGTTCCTGAACCAATTATGAGTTCAGCTGCTTCTGCTCGTCCTGCATCTGTTACAGTCATTTTAATACCTCCATTGTTTCTTCTTTTTTAACTCCATTTTTGAGTGTAACTTTTTTATGTTCTTTTAGGTTTCCGTCTTTATCCCGGACAACCAATTCAATTGATTGATTTACTTGTTGTGTTTCTCTCATCATCTCACCGATGGCCTTGTTCTAAAGGATTTCCAAAGTTGATCCCATTCTTTTCTTAATTGAGCTGCGGTTTCTCTCCACTGAGTATATGGTTCTCCTTTCTGCACGCTTTCGTCTCCAAGAGTGTATCCTGTGATTTCATCAAAACTTTGACCTACAACACGCGCAACTCCTGCCAATGAACCAGCAACTCGCATAAGTCTCTTTGCAACATCTGGAACATCAACCTTTGTGACCATTGAATCTGATTCATGTGGAACCGCTAAAGTATCCACAGTAATTGTTCCTGTCGCTGTTGAAGTAATTTTAGCTGTTTCAATTTGAGAATCCATACCTTGAACTTCAACATAGTCATCAGCAGCAAAACCTGATTCTGAGCTTACTGAAATTGCAACACTATCTCCTGCAACTGTAGCAGCTGTTGTTGTTGTCTGAGTAGTTGTGTAAACCAAAAGTCCTGAATCGTATTTGATTCTTACCAAATTTCTTTCAGTTGATTTTGATTTAAAAAGTCCTTCTTCTGCTGATGTTGTAAGCCAAATAACTCCAGGTTGTTTATCAACTCTAACATACTCAGGAGTTATATCTGTGCCGTCAATATTTAAGGCCCGGATTTTTAAAACTGGATTATTTATTAACACTAATCTTTCAGTTCCATTGCCTTCATATTGTTCAATTACAGTCCTTGGAATAAAAGAAGTGTTAGCGATCCGTTCAACTTCGTACTCAGTATCTGAAATAATCTCATCAAAATCGCTGTCGCTAATAAATTTTGTAGTAATTCCACAAGCTGCACGGACCTGAGCAGTAGTTACATATCGAGGCATTTCTCAACACCTACTTTGAACTCGTTGTTCTTTTTCCAGTGGGCCTAAACTCTGCTTTATCTCCAGGCTTTGCAACTTCCTTTGGTGACTCCGTTGGAGCATCACTTGGTTTGGCAACTTCTTTGAGCTGATCTAATTGTTTTGTTTCAACCGTTGCCGGTCCTGTTTTGGTTTCAAGAGATTTAATCTGAGTCAAACCTGCTTTTTTGTAATGATTCTGGTAATTTTTTCCTTTACATTCAATGGTTTCACCTTGTTTCAAAGTTCTCCATTCCTTAATTTTTACATTGAGTTCTTTCTCAACCTTGATTTTTTCCTGTGTTTTGTTTTCGAATCTCATTAAAATACCTCCATGGTTACATAAATTCTCACAGCTTTTCCCGCAGTCTGATCTGCAATCGTAATGGTAAGTAATCCATCAACAGGAAATTTTATGGGAATTTTGTATGTTCCATCATACGTTAAATCTGTTCCGGTTGTTTCTTCAGCATATGCTCGCGGATAAAAAACTCCGCTTGTATTTTTATCTGTAAGAGTCAACACGGTTTGAGTGCTTGCGCCAATTTTCGCAGTAACTACGACATCTGTGTTTCCATGACTGGAAGCATCGTACACTACTCCGATTGCCAAAATATTGCCTTTTACGACATTAGAATTGGCTGTTGCATCACCACTTGCGTCGGCAACGCCTGAATACAAATCAATTGTTTGTACTTTTGTTGGCATGATTAATCCTCCTTTTTTTCAATCAAAAAAAGAAAACAAAGAAAGGCAACTACTTGCCTTTCTCTTTTTTATCTTCAGTTTTTGGTTTCTTCTCAGCCTTCGATTTTCCAGCTTCAAAGTCTTTTACTTTTTGTTTAATTTCTTCTGTTCTTTCTTTCATTCAATCACCTTAGGTTGCTACCGCATTTGGGTCAACAGTTGTTGTTCCTGCTTGTGTATGGTTTCCCACAATTCCAGTAGGACTTGAAGCTGATTCAATTGGTGTTGCACCACTTGTGACTACAACATAGTTGTTGCTAATCACATTAACTCCTGTGCTGTTAATGTCAATTCCTTTCGGAGATGTGCCTGTCAGGTTAATGAAATTGTTGTCAATTACATTTCCATAACAAACTGCGGTATTGTCAAAGAGAATACCTGTTGCGCTTGTATTGTTGCTTGAAATCCTGTTGTAGTGAATATAGCTGTCAATACAATACTGGTCAGCTCCGCCAGTCATGTAAATGTTATTTGTGTAATCTCCACCGGCTTCTCCAAACTGATTGTAAGCAATTTCTGTACTTCTGACATCTTCTCCTTGAATTGCATTAACTGATGTTCCTGAAGTTCCTTTGAACCTACAATTTACAATCCTTGTATTGTCTGTTGCGATTGCGTAAATTGCTGGCAAAGCTGTTGAGGTTACAAATTCAATATTTTCAATACTGCAATTTGCTCCTGCAAGCAAAATTGAACCGTGTGTAACACTTGCTCCATCATCTGTGATGTTTACGCCTGAATCTGAGCCTGGAATACCTAAGCCAATCAAATGAATTCCATGGCCGTACATTCTTAGATCAAGTGTTGGTGAGTATGTTCCTGGAAATACAAAAACATAGTATTCTGCATCGTCAGAATAATCGTCTCTTGCCATTTTGTTTCCTGTTGTGTTTCCAAAACATTTTTCAAGCGTGGCAAACGCTGTTGTTGGACTTTTTCCATCGTTGCTGTCACTTCCGTTTTCTTCATCAACGTAGAAAATATGTCCCGCAGTTCCTCTCAAACGTCCAGCCATTCCACCTGTGAATTGCATAAACTGATTCATTTGATAAGGTCCATGAGAATATGGTGGCGAAGCAATGTTGCCATCTATTCCTCTCATTCCGTCTCCGGTCATTTTTAATTCCTCCATGTTATTGAAAGATTAAGCATTTGCTTAATCCACATCGTTTGCAATTGCTCTGCCGGTTACTTTGTAAACTCTCATGTCATCGTCTGTTCCTGATGGCACAGTAATTGTCAAAACTCCAGATGCAACTGCTACTGTTGGATCTTCTGGTACAACCACACTGTTGTCGGTTGTGTGTTTCCATCCAAGAATTGCTAAAAATCCATCTTCATGAACTCCGTAATCAGCCAATGTGATTGCAATTGTGTCAGTTGCATCGACTGTGTTTCTTGTCTGAACGTAAAATTCTTTCAAACCTGGATTTGGGCTTGATTCTGTTACGTCAATATCGGTTATCGCCGTCATTTTAATTCCTCCAAAATATTAAGTATGTGGACTTTCGTCCACACCTTAGGCAATGTTGTCAATGAATGCGTTAAACAATGGAGCTCTGACTAATAGTGCTTCATATATTTTCAGCATAAACCTTTGACTATCGTTTTCTTTTGCAAGATCTTCATAACTCATGTCCTGCAACACTCTCATTTCAACGTATTCCATGTCAAGGAAGAACATCTGTTTTGCTCCAGAAGTTCTGCTCAAATACTGTGATGGGATGAGAGGCACTGGGCCGGTCATTGTTTCAAGCACAACTCTTGCGGGAACACCAAATCCAGCTGTTCCATTCATTTCTCCTGGTTTGTACCTGAAAGAATCAATCATGATTTTTCTTGTATCAATTAAAGAACTTGAATCAGAAGCCGAAATTGTGACTCTGCCTGAATCAGCATATGCGTCTTCAACACTTTTTTCAATATCTCCCCAGTTCAACGCAGTTGAAGATTTGTCTGTTTGATTTGTAGTGGATTGCTGTGCAATAATTCCGTTGAATTGAGTTGCGTCTGTTGTAGAATTTCCATTCCAAATCAAATTTTCTTCAAGTTCTTTTAAAGCCTGAGCTCTTTTCAAAACTTCATACTGCTTTGCATTTGGAGCTGTTGGGCTTCCAAAAGTTGCTGATGCTGCGCCTGTGCCTGATGGTTGTAATCCTTGTATGATATAACTTGGCATTGCTGATTGAACCTGGCCAGTTACGCTTCCAACAGAGTACAGATATTTAATCCATTCAGATTCTCTGTCTTCTGTATCGTCAGCAGTTGTCATTGGAGCATTTTCCAATGCTGTAAATCCTGCGCCTTTTGCAGTGATTATGTTGTAGTCTGCTGTGATTCCTTGATTTGTAACTCTTGGGATTAATTCAGTCCAAGGAGTAAACTTTCTTGATTGATCCACAATTCTTGGATCAACTGAAACCGGGATTAAGGCATAGCCTGCTGTTCCTGCTCCGCCTGATTCAGTTGTAAGTGCTTTGAATGCGATTTCCATTCCTCTATCCATAGCAGCTTTCAAATCAGGTCTTAAATCTATTCCTTTGAAACCATCGGAATAGGTTGTTCTGTCATCAAGATAACCAAACGAATGAGCATAGGCTCCTCTCGCAGCATTACCTTTTAACATAAACTTTTCAGTTCCTGTGTTTGCGTCCATTTTCAAGCCTCCTAAGCAATTCTATCCAGAGGTCCAGATGTTTTGTTTTTTTCTTCCTGCGCTTTTTTCTCAACTTCAGAAAGAACCTCTTTCATTTGTTCTGCCTTTGCCTTGAACTGTGGCGCTGACAAAACTTTTTCATGAGAATCAAGCAACTCTTTGAGTGCTTTCAACTCTTTGTCTGTTTTTTCTGCAAACTCGGCAGCTTTCTTTTCAGATTCTACTCGAGCTTTTTGTTCGACCTCTAAAAGCGATTTCAACTCTGAAACACTTTTTGTCTGTGCTTCAAATTTTTCATTTAAAGCTTTGGCCTCAATATTTTCCTCAGCAGATTTTGGATCGGTTTTTGCCGGATCTCCTGTTTGAGGATCTTTTTTTGCATCTTCTTCAGCCATTTTGTTACCTCCAATTAGTTGATCAATTTGTGCTTCAGTCAAATCAGGATCGAATTCGAAACCGTCTTGAAGCGACTTTAACATGACATTTGTAAATGTGGCTTTTGTATTCACTGGAATTCCAGTGAAAGCGACATTTAGAAGCTTAACTTGTTGTAATAATCTTTTTTTCACGCCATCGATTGTTTTGTAGGCGTACTTAACAGGAATGTATGCAATAGAAAAAGCGTCAAGGAAACCGTCTTTGATTGATCCTTTAACTTCGTCAAATCTCCTGTGATGAGTATTCAAAACTGTTTTAACAAGAACACCTTTTGAATCAACAATTCCGTCAGTGATTTTGGAAATAGGAATTTTTGTTTTGTTGAGTTCAAGTTCCATGCCTTTACCTCTGAAACTTTCATGTTCTACGTCAATTTTAATGCTGCGATTCTTTAACTGATTCAGCATATCAAACATACAATCAGGTGTTACAATATCGTTTACAAGGTCCGGATCAGAAGTTGAAATGTAACCTTCAACAATATTATCGTCAAGTGCCTTTAGATTAATTTTATCAGAATAAAAAACATATGCCGATTGGCTATCTTTCTTTAAAGGCATGATGAGTATAGTATGACACTTCCATGTATAAAAGATTAACTGTTTTGACTCATTAAACATTTTTCCATTTAACTTCCTCATGGGAAAGCTTCGTACAATTGGTCAAGAGCATTAAAAATTTGCTCCATGTACTTTCCGGCTTTGGCTTTTTGTTCAACACTATAAAGCTCTGATTGCATCATTTCTCCAAAAACTTCGTGCAAATCGTCATTTGCGTGTTTTAATTTTTCTAATGGTGTTTCATCTGGCATTTTCTCACCTCCGTTAAGGATAAGCATCTCCGTTGAAAAAAGCTCCAGCCCAAAAACTATCAATACCACTTGCAAAAGTTCCTGCTAATGAAGTTAAATTGGCATCAGAAGTTGTCATGTCAGTTGGAAGCGTTCCAGGATTTGTTGCAACTCCGTACATATGAGATTGATTACACCAAGGAGCAGTCATTCCTGCATTTATTCCATCCTTTGAAGTAACAACTAAAGGTCCGGCTGGTTTTGCAGTGATCATGTAAATGTGCATTGCAATAAAATAACTGCCTTGTCTTAAAGTAAAAGGCGTTCCCATAGTGCTTGTGTTTCTAACATTTCTGTTTCCGGTTAAAATTCCACTTGAATGAGTTGAACCTGGAACAATTTTTCCAACTCCGATTGTTGTGGCCGTGTCACTCAATTTTGAATGTTGTCTGTAAACAGCTACTTTGTAAGCGTATTGGTCTGCATCTGTTCCAACAAAATCTAATGCAAAAGTATAAGTGTCAATAACCGTGTAACCGTCTGACTCAAATGGAATGAACCAAATTCCTGTCGGAGCATCAGTATTGACTACAATGTTTGAAGTTCTGCATTCAGTCCTATGACCGCTTTCTTCTCCTGTGATTTTCAAATCAATAGAGCTAAAAATTCCTTTCATTATTGCCATTCTCCTGAAGCGTAAATCCAATCAGTCGTATACCTTGCCATTGCACTTAAATTAATTGTAGCAGGCAAAGTTGGAGGACTTGCAAGAGTCACAGAAAACTTTGGATACAAAATATTTGCATCCGCATCTGTTACTCCAAAAAAGAAAAATGTTCCAGCTCCTCCTCCTTCAGTTATTGTTTGAAGTGAAACTGCAAGCCAATAACTGCCTCCTATTAAATTAATTGGCGCTCCCAAAGCCCATTGAGTTTGAGAAATCACTGGCCCGATGACAGATAATTCTGAACCTGCAACCTTTTTAGCAACAATTCTACCTCCACCAACCGGAGCTGAAATAGAATCAACACATCTGTACAAAGCCAGAGTAACTAAAACATCTGCTGCTTCGCCCATGGCTTCAACAAAACAAGTGTATTGATTAATTTTAGTGTCTCTTAAAACTTTTTTAAAAGGAAATAAAAAACAACTATCTAAATTTTCTATTTCGTGCCTTTGTATAATCATTCCAATATTATCAGGTTCAAACATTGAAAGTCTAAAACTTGTGCCATCCATTAGTTTTCACCGATCCAATGCTCTTGGTCTATTTTTGCAGTTTGTGCGTGTGCCGCAATTGTTTGAGGAAAACTTGTTTGACCTGTTGAGCCTGAATTTGCATACAAATAAGAACCAGAAGTAACCGTTGTTCCAAATTTATTTAATATAAAAGCTGTAACCATACTATTAGAAGAAACAGTCCACAACTGAGCTAAGTATAAAGCTCCATCTGGAATTTTTTTAAGTGGCAAAGCAGTAATTGAAGTTGCCGTGCTTGCATCATAAATCGTTGTTGCACCTGCTGAACCTATACCTGACCAAGATGATGAACCTTGTCCTAAAAGTTTTAATGTTCCAGCTGAACCACTCCAACCTCTAAAGTATTTGTAAACTCCCCAATACCAACTAATAGACCATTGAGAACTTTCAAACGGGTCAAGAACTTGATAATTCCATTTTCCTTTAACGCCTGTTAATTTGAATGCACAAAGACTGTCCATGTTCCAAGGCGTAATGTAAACCGTGCCTGCTGTAATTGCTTGAGAAGAAACAGGCAAATCAGATCTCATTCCCCATTCCCAAAACTTTTTATGACCATAAGAAATTTTATATTTCATAGGAAAACGAAACTCCTTCACCATCTACAGAACTGTCAATATAAACAGTGTTCAAATCCACATGGTCAAAAAATTCAGGTTCTCCAGGTAAATACTCAACACCATTCGCAGAACTAACAGCACTGTTTCCAAGATAAATCGTTCCACTATTTGTACTCAAAGCTTTCATTTTTACATTGTAAGCAATGGTTTTAGAAGCCATTAAAGGCACTTGAGTTCCAGCAGTTGTAACAGTTTTATGTATTGGTGTTTGAAGTGTTCCATAAGGCCTTGTAACTTTTAAAACTCCTTTTTGTGTTGAAGTTAAATTAGCCCGGTCATTGTCTGCAACATCAGCAGGCATTGCATCAGAAGCTTTTGCTCCCAGCTTAACAGGATTGCCAGCATCAGCAGCATCATGAGCTTCATCCCCCGTGATCTGCATTGCAGCATTACTCATTGTCACTCCTGTAATTGAAGTAACATCAACGTCTCCAATATCAACACCTGTGTTTGCAGCTAATTTTCCAATTGCATTTGTTCCAGCTGGTAAAGAAGCAACAACATCAACCTGCATTTCTGTTCCTACAACTGCTCCTGCAAGTGTTCCAGTATCTGCATCAATTGTTTCAAGCAAAGCCAAAGAAGCATCTGAATTAAAATCTTGAACCCATAAAGCGCCTTCTGCTGAAGCAAACGGATGAGTCCAATCTCCTGCGGCTGGAGTTATTCCACCCAGGACATCATCTCGTTCCATCATCATTGCTGTTCCAACCGGATTGGCAGGCACGGCAGCATCCTCTGTGTACTGGGTGCCGCCTCCAAAGGTTGTAATTTGAGTATCGCTTGCATCAAAAATTCCAACTCTGATTAGGTCCGTTGCTGAAATTGTTGCAACCGTGTCATCAATAAGCTGTACTGATGTTAAAATATCTCCAGAGTTTGCCTCAGTACAATTCAAATCAGCGGCTGTGTCCTGTACAACTTCAAGTCCTGATGTGCCTGTTGTATCAACTGTCAATGTTCCTGTCGAATCATTTGCCATGGTAACTCTTAAAGCAGCTGCTTCTGTGCCACCACCTACAACATTCAAAGGAGCTGGAACTGTGATTACATCAACTTGCATTTCTGTTCCTACAACTGCTCCTGCAAGTGTTCCAGTATCTGCATCAATTGTTTCAAGCAAAGCCAAAGAAGCATCTGAATTAAAATCTTGAACCCATAAAGCGCCTTCTGCT